CAAAGAAATAAGTTCATACGTAACCTAGTTTGTGACCTATCTGGTAACACTCTCGTCCTGTTCAACTACGTTGAACGGCATGGTATGCCCCTTTTTGATATGATAAATACTAAGGTAGGAGAGGACAGACTGGTCTTCTTAGTCCACGGTGGGGTCGATACTGAGGACAGGGAAAGGGCAAGAGAGATTGCCGAGACGACAAATAATTCAATTATAGTGGCATCCTATGGGACTTTTAGCACTGGTATTAATATTCGGAACTTACATAACGTTGTCTTTGCTTCGCCATCAAAATCGAAAATCCGAAACCTCCAGTCGATCGGTAGGGTCTTAAGGAAAGGAGACCACAAGACAAAGGCAGTGCTATATGATATAGCAGATGATATATCCACTGCTACTAAAAGAAATTATACACTTAATCATTTGACAGAACGTGTTAAAATATATAATGAAGAAAATTTCGACTATGAATTCATTGATGTCCGAATCAGAGACTAACATGGAAGAGCAAAAGAAAATCGAATTCCTTGCAGCGATCAAACTAGTATCGGGAGAAGAAATTCTCGCGGTGACTGAGCATGTTAATGATGAGAACGGTGACTATATGATAGTACAAAACCCCATAGAGATCGAAGAGGTCATGCTACAGGGTAATAAACCAGGTGCAAAAGTGACACCGTGGATGAAATTTTCACGCGAGGAAGAATTTCTCATCCCGAAGGATAAGGTTATAACTGTGGTAGAAGTAGATACAGAGGTACAGATATTCTACGCTATGTCTCTAAGGAGACTTAATGGAGATACTATTACAGATAGTACTGGAAGAATATCTACCGTAGAGGAAGCTCGTATTAAATTAAATAAAATATTTAATAGCTAAGTCATCCCTTGAACTCGCACACTCGTATTGTACCAAGAATTACAACAGTTGTCAAGCCCCCCTTGCATTTTGAAACAAAATGGTGTATACTGTATACATAAGGAGATAATATATGGCCGTTAGAAGGAAGGTACAGAGTGAGCATTATGTAAACAATAAAGAGTTCTTGGAAGCACTCATCGTCTTCAAGGCGAAGTGTGCTGCTGCAAAGGAAGCAGGTGAACAGCGTCCTCAGATCAGCAATTACATCGGAGAATGCTTTTTAAAGATTGCTACACACTTATCATACAAACCAAACTTTGTCAACTATATGTTCCGTGAGGACATGATATGTGATGGTATAGAGAATTGTTTACAATACATAGATAATTTCAATCCAGAAAAATCCTCCAACCCATTTGCTTACTTTACGCAAATTATATACTATGCTTTTCTCAGACGTATTCAGAAAGAGAAAAAGCAAATGGAAATTAAAAATAAAATTCTTGAAAAATCAGGTTACGATGAGGTAATGCATACTGATTCATACACTGGTGATATGCAAGGAATGAATGCTTCCTCGTCTGATATGGGAAGTATTAAAGAGAACATAGAAATTAAGATGAACCGCTAATGAATCCTGACGAGAATCCATTTTGGGGTGAACCTACTCCAACCGATCTCTGGAATGATATGGATAAACTAAATCAATTATATGATGAACTTGGATGGGATCATGTAGATTATCTAGAGTTTGCAATTGAAGGAAATCATATTACAATAAGAAATAGATCTAGAGAGGGAAGATGAACAAAGAAAGATTAAAAGAAATTATAACACAACTCAAAGACATAACCGCCGAGTTGGAATCTGAGGTCTACTCAGATTTAGAAGCATATAAAACATATGGAGGAAGCACTCTTACATATGATGATACAAGCGATAAAGATGAACTCTGTGATTGAAATACAATTAGCTGTTGTCAAAAAGATGAGAGAATGCTATCCTAGTATTAGGGCAGCATATTTTATTAAGACAAGACCTATTATATTATGAACATTTTTGTTACTGACCCTGATCCTATCAAGTCAGCACAAGTATTACCTGACAAACATATTGTCAAGATGCCACTAGAGACATGTCAGATGTTATCTATCGTAGCATCTAAGAAGTGGGGTCATGGTATTGGCGAGTTACCTAAGTTAGATGGTACACCATACAAAACAGACAAGGGTGCGTTCCGCAATCATCCTTGTACTATCTGGGCACAACAGAATTGGTCGTGGTTAATACGTCATGGTCTAGCATTGTGTAAAGAGTATACACACAGGTATGGTAAGGTTCATAGTTGTGAATCTACTATTCTACATGCAGAAAAGATTTTTCCATTTCAATACATCAGACATATCAGAGAGCATTCTGACATGTTTGTATTTGCAGGTCCTGATGAGTTCAAGTACGATACAAGTATTGACATCTTCACTGCATACAAACGCTACATTGCATCTAAACCTTGGGTTGCTACTAACTATCTTCGTGACCCATCACGCAAACCAGAGTGGGTATGACTAAATTTTTTAAACAAACAAGTAACGAACCTTATGATCGTCATCACTATAAGATTGTTTGTCAAAACAAATCTTTTGTGGTAGAATCATATGACGAGGTTCAAGAGTGGTGGTGGAATAATAATCATTTACCAAAATTTGATGCAGTTGTACATGTATTGGATAAACCAAAGAAAAAACCTAAAGGATTTTAATGAGTAGTATAATTTTTAGAAAGCATCGTGTGTTTAAAGAAACAGATGATGTTACTTTCTATGATATATCTGTAGAAGAATGTAATGCCACAGACCTTGTGGTGCATGAAGGTGCTGCTGTCTCACCTCCACCTGATTGTGTAGGAGGTAAGCAATTTTATATACATCGTTATCAAGATGATTATAACAGAGTCATTAATGGTGAAAGAACTTTTGAGATAGTGAACTATGATTTTAAATGTCCCTATCATATAATACATTTAAGAAGACAGAGTGGTGCATTATTTTTACCAAGAGGTACATATCACAGGTCTACATCAGGAGAGAATGGTTCTATTGTAATCAATCAGGCACATAGATATGAAGGTTTTAATGCTGAGACAGAGTTTATTCCTGTATCTACAGCAGAAGATAAAAAATTATATGATATACTAAAGAATGAAAACCCTGTTATCCATACTATAGGCGAATGAAAGAATTTGATTATGACCTCAACTATAAAGAACTTGATTTTACAGACGAGGAAACTCGTAAACTTTATCGTATTGGAAGGGGAGAGCAAGGAGTTCTACTGGTTCGCCCTTATACTAACGATATATGTAATCATTGGAGATTTAAGACACCAGAGATTGCAGTAGAATCTGCTAACCATATCTTTGGAATGTATCTTGACTATCGTGATGAAAAAGATTTCATCGGTATGGATATGTGTCGTAAATTTTTAGAGATGGGATTTACAAGATCAAGGAGATATGCCAATCATAGAGACGGTAAAAAGTATGATAAAGAAGGAAATGTAATACCCCAAGAAGAAGATCATGCTACTTGTCATTTTGCTAAGTCTGCTAAAATATTTAAGAGTGTTCGTGACATGGTTGCAAAAAATGAAATATATGTTAAAATGAGAAAAGACTGGCGAGCATCCGAATGAATATCTTTGTAACAGATCCATCACCAACTACATCCGCTAGACATCTACCTGACAAACACGTTGTCAAGATGCCTCTAGAAACTTGTCAAATGCTATCTATAGTATGCTCTGACAAGTGGGGTCACAATTATGGTGATCTACATCGTCTTGATGGTCAAGCATACAAGACAGACAAGGGTGCATTCCGTAATCATCCTTGCACTATATGGGCAAACTCTTGCCTAGAAAATACATGGTGGTTACTAGCACATGGTCTTGCTCTTTGCAACGAGTACGAGCATCGCTATGGCAAGTCACACAGTTGTGAGAAGACATTGATAGAAGCAACAACTATCATACCTTCTGCACCTAGTCCATACTTACCATCATCATTTACATTTGCAGGTCCTGACGAGTTCAAGTACGATACAAGTATTGACATCTTCACTGCATACAAACGTTATGTTGCATCTAAACCTTGGGTTGCTACCAACTATCTACGTGACCCATCTCGCAAACCAGATTGGATAAATTAATGGGAACAGAAATGTTAGCTATAAGAGATCTATTGCTGTCTTGTCCACCTGTCTATACATTGCCAGGTACTTGGACTAAATGCAATGCAATCATACCACACTACAATGCAAATCCAAACATCACTTTTGCTATTTCATTTGTAGTTATTACTGTATTGTTAGCAGGATTTGGAGTTTATAAAGGATTTTTTGCAAACAAAAACTTGACAGATCCTTGGGATGATCATGACGATTAAATTGGTAAAGTTTTTAATAATATTGTCAGGAACTGTATGTTTCTTTCAAACAATTTCTTTATATGAATAATGAAGATAGCACTTATAACAGATCAACATTTGGATGGACGTAAGGGTTCTCTTCCGTTCTGGAATTACTGGCAGAAATTTTATGATGAAATATTTTTCCCTACTCTTGAACGAGAAGGTATCACCACAGTCTTTGATCTTGGTGACACATTTGATAATAGAAAGTCTGTGGATTTTAATACTCTTAATCGTATTAAAACAAATTACTTTGACAGACTTGAGAAGTATGATGTACACATGATTCTTGGAAATCATACTACGTACTATAAAAATACTAGTAAGATTAATTCACCAGAACTTCTTTTAGAAACCTATAATAACATTTCCATATACAAGGACGTACAAGAACTTGAGATTGGTGGTAAAAAATTCTTGATGCTACCTTGGATTAACTCTGATAATAAAGAGATGTCATTACAAACAGTAGCAGATTCAAATGCTAGTATAATCTGTGGTCATCTAGAAATAAATGGATTTGAAGTTACACCAGGTATGAGATTTGATCATGGTGGTTTAGATATGTCTGTGTTTAAAGATTATGATCGTGTTTGGTCTGGTCATTTTCATCATAGATCAAAGGTAGGAAATATCCAATACTTAGGTAATCCTTATCAAATGTTTTGGAATGATTATAAAGATCAAAGAGGATTTCATATCTATGATACTGAAACAGATAGACTTAGATTTATTAAGAATCCATTTGAGATATTTCAAAAGGTTTACTATAACGACTTAGATAACGATTACTCAAACTTTGATGTAGATTTATTTAAAGACAATTTTGTAAAAATTATTGTTGAAGAGAAACGTAGCTACACTCAGTTTGAAGAGTTTGTTGAAAAACTTTACCGCACAGGAGTTCATGATGTTAAGATCGTTGAAACATTGGTTGACATAGATGCGGTTGATGATGTAGACTTGGATATCAAGGATACTCTTACATTGTTGAGTGAGTATATAGATGAAATTGATTTGTCTGTAGATAAAACCGATCTTAAAAAACTTATGCAATCTCTATACATAGAATCATGCGAGGTAGTATAATCTATGTTTATCATCACTCTCAAAGGACATCCACAAGGAATATATTCTGTGTTTGATTCAAAAGATGAACGCATTGTCCCTCTATTTGTAGAGGAAGACGATGCAGATCGCTATGTTATGGCACTAGAAGAGGATGAAGAGAATCCAGAATTAGAAGTGTTAGAAACAGAAGCAGATTTTATTATCAATTCCTGTAGAGCACAAGGTCAGAAGTTTTCTATTATAAGTCCTGATGATCTTATTATACCACCAGACGAAATAACTAAAGAATGATTGTTTTTGAAAAAGTTCGTTGGAAGAACTTCCTTTCTACAGGGAATGTCTTCTCAGAGATTGATCTACAGCGTTCTAGAACTAATTTAATTGTAGGACACAATGGATCAGGTAAGTCAACCATCTTAGATGCGTTGACATTTTCTCTCTTTGGAAAACCATTTAGAAAAATTAGTAAGAGTATGCTAGTTAATAGTGTCAATGAGAAAGACACTATGGTAGAGATAGAATTTAGTATTGGAAAAAATAGTTATCAGGTAATTCGTGGTATCAAACCTAATAGGTTTATGGTGTATTGTAATGGTCAACCGTGGGATGAGGATGCCAAGGCAGTAGATCAACAAAAGAATTTAGAACAGAATGTATTGAAGATGAACTTCAAGTCATTCACACAGATTGTGGTGCTAGGATCTAGTACCTTTGTACCTTTTATGCGTTTGCCTGGTCAACAACGTAGGGAAATTATTGAAGATATACTAGACATCCAAGTTTTTTCTGTGATGAATAGCAGATTAAAAGATAAGATAAGAGAAAATAATGAAGAGATCAAAGACTTAGATTATCAATTACATCTCTTAGATGAGAAAATAGAACTTCAGAAGAAGTATATGTTAGAATTGAAGAAGAAAACAGAAGCAGAGATTGATAAAAAGAAAGAAAAGATTAAGGAATATTCTGAAGAAGAAGAGAATTCTTTAGAAAAAATTCAGAATCTCACAGATGAAGTTACAAATCTATCAACAGAAATGGAAGAGTATTCTAAGAGTTCTAGTAAATTAAAGAAATTAAATACTTTTCTTATCAGGTTGAATACAAAATTATCGTCTTGTAAGAAAGAGCATCAGTTTTTTGAAGACAATCATGTATGTCCTACATGTACTCAAGATTTATCTGATGAGTTTAGATCAGATAAGATAGAAGAAGGAAAGACAAAACTTGATGAAATGAATGTAGGTTATGAAGAACTACAAACTGCAATTAAAGAAGAGGAAGAGAGAAGTGAAAAATTTATAGAACTGTCACAGGATGTCAATACAAAGAACACTACTATAACAAATATAAATTATCAGTTGATGAGCATCAGAAATAATATTGATGAAATCAATAAAGAAATTAAAGAGTTAGAAG